TTTTTTGCCAAAGATTTCTTAGTAGCCGCGCTAAGAGCCATTAGCTTTTCCTTCCTTTTCTAATACTTTCTTTACCTTTTTTAAAAATATTGACAACTTGTTCTTTACCCATCACTTTAGCACGTTGTTCACCTACAGTTAAAATTTGAATTTTACGTGCAAAAGGTTTTTTTAATTTTTTAACTTTAGCAACAGTAGCACGAGCATCACTCGGTGTAGCAAATTTTATACTCACAGTATCCTTAGGGTTTTCGTCAGTATATAATCTACGTCCGCTGCCTTTAGGCTTTTTTCCTGTTCCCTTTTTTGGGTCTTGTTTTTTTGCCATTTGTACCAGCTTTCTTTGTTGCACCAGCTATAATATCGGCTCGCGTAATTTTATTACGTGGTTCAGCTAGAGCTGCTAACTTTTTTTGTTTAGGGGTCATTTTCTTTGCCATTAAGACTTCCTCATTTATCCGAATTTTTTACGAAATGCTTTTGTGTGCTTAGATTCTTTTGTTTTCCTACGTTTGCCTGATTTTGTTTTATCTGTAGGGAAATTATAGGCAGTGGGATCACTGGCACTTTTTTTACGATTACGCTCTATTTCTTTTTTGCGTTTGGCTTTATCTTCGGCAGATAAACCAGCTAAGTATTTTTTAGGAATTTTGCTTTTTCGACGACGAGAACTCGGTGCTTTTTTAACTGTTGAAGCTGTCTGAGCACGAGATATAGCCATACCTACACATCCTTTTGTAAAGCACGATCGAGTTTATCTTCTAACCTATGTAATGCTTCCATAACTTGACGCATATCGTCACGCATTTCAGTACGTGTGGCATAATCCTCACGTGTACGGTTTAATAATATCTCAACACGTTTAAGTTCTTTTGCTTGCGAAGATAAAAACCAAGCACCGCCCATAACCACAATACCAATGAGCGTATCGATTATATGAACTAAATCCATCGTCACCACGCTTTACAAGACCAATACCGAGCAGTGAATTTATCTTTGGCAGTATCGCAATTATGTCGAGCTCTGAACGATTTACGCCGTGCAGGTTGGTCTTTCTTTATCGACATATTAGGATCGCCAAATCTAACCAATTTGACCTCATTACCCTTTTTTGCCAATACCGCAGATTTTTTCTTAGCTTTTGGAGTGCGCTTGGGTTTATTGTATCCTGGAAAAGTTTCACCCCTGTACTTCAACTTACCGCTCGGTGTGCGCGTTACATCTTTTGTAGTCGCCATCAGAGCCTCACATACTAAACGTTGTACTTTTTCCGCATTTGCAAGATAATCGTATATGTATCTGCGCTAGTATGTCCAACAGTAGTAAACATAACGTCCCCTGTTTTACCACTGCCAGCGTTATTAGTAAGTCCACCAAAATAAGTGTAATCGTGGTCACCGCTTTGATTTTCGCCAAGTTCGATACAAAACGCATCAGTAGAAGCATCAAAAAGTATTTGTACTTTCATACCAATACACTGCCACCAAATACGCTCAATGGTAACTTCAGTGCAAGCATCACCGTTGGTATTTGTTGCAAGTGCAGATACATCAACCTTTTTAACTGCACTTTCTCCACTTCCGTCTGAAATATTAGTAAACTTCATAACGGCCTGTGTCGGACCATCTATTAAAGTTTGCGAGGTTACAGCATCAGCCATTATGACCTCCTATTATTGATCAGCAAATGCAGGGGCAGTCGCACTCGTAACATTACCAAAAATTTGATAATTTGTTGTATTAAGACCCATAACAGTTACATCAAAACCAGCAGGTACATTTAATTGAATACTACTATTTGAGCTACCATTAGAAAAGACAGAACTGATAGCATTGTCAGAGTCAAGAAATGTAACACCGCCGATGTAAAAGTTTGTATTTCCTGGAGTTATAATAAGTGCATCAGTACCATCAGCAGCAGCACCAGCATATACAAACCTAAACATAGAACCAGCAATCGGTGCTGGAAGCGTGTATGTATTATCTTGACTACCATCTGGCACCAATAAAACTCTTCCACTGTGGGTTGCATTTGTAAGAGTTACATTGCCATCTGCAAGACTAACAGGCCCATCACCAAAAGTAATTATCTCTGTGATTGCGCCAGAAGTTGCATTTTCGCTGATTGTTTTAATTGTTGTTTTCGACCGTAATGGTCCTGAATAAGTTGAAGTACCCATATCAATCTCCTGTCTTGGGTTAAGTCAATTACATCGTGTAACTGTCAGGGACATTTTCAGTGTAGGCAAAAATGAAGGGAGGCACAAGCCCCCCTTCACAGTTTTTATCGAGCAGTATATTAAGCTCCAGGAGAACCAAACACACAACGTGGGTCAGATACACCGAAGCTGTAACGTTCGCGAGCCTTATAGCGGACGTTACCTGTATCAAAATCACCTTCCATAGATGTTTTGATTGGGCTGCGCACAAAGTGTTTAAACCCATTAGGCGCATCAGTTTTGATAAAAAACGCATCGGTATCTGTTAAAAAGTGATTAACAACATAACCTTCAGGCAACATACCCATGTTGCGCAGGGCGTTAATATCATTATCTGCTGTCGCAGGGCGTAAATTAGATGCCATCAAACGTTCAGCTACAAACTGCAACGCTGGTGGAATAATTAACTTACGACCTTGCAATGCGATTTTAAGGCCACGTTCATCAATAAACGCCGCAATATCAATAAGAGATTGCTCAAGTGACGTTTCATTGAGGTCCGCTGCAACAGCCAGCTCATTAGCGAAGTTACCTCCACCCACAGTTGGGTGGTCTGTCGCACAAAGCTCTTTACCATCGCCAATAGCAAAGGTGCTATCAAACGCATTGTTAAGAACAGCCGCCGCTTTTACTTGCTTAGTATTAGCCATAGAACGAGCCAGCGCACGAGTGTAACGAGAACTCAAACGGTCATAAAGGTTATCCTCTACAGCCTCCTCAGTAATCGCAAACGCAAGCGCAATCGTTTCATGGGTGTACCGTGCAGTAAATGATTCGTTTGCCATATCAAATGATACAGCCTGTCCCTCACCTTTAACTGGTGCGGCACCAAATCCCGACAGCATTACCTCTTCTTCAAACGCACGGTCTGAAGTTTCACTTTCAAAAATTTCGGTATGTTCATCATCATACCGATCGTATTCCAATCCAAAAAGAGCATTGAGTCCTGGCTCAAGTTCTTTAAGGAGTTGTGATCTTGCAATAGCCATATCTATATACTCCTATAAGCCAGTGGTTGATAGATGGAAGGGAAGGTTTAGTCGCACAAGTGCGATTACGCCAGCTGAGGCATAATCTATACCCTCAACGTCTTTAAAGCCAACGATACGGAAATTATCCGTTGCCGTTGTAGCTCCAGCTGATGAAACAGAAAGTTCTCCTGCGGAGATTCCTGTCGAACCAGTTTGCGACCCAAAAGTCGCCCCTTCTGCATTCGAGTGAATCAATGCCGTTGCGGTAGCAAGGTTTGTAAGACTTGCATCGCAATTGACTTCATACACTTGAAAAGGATTATCATATACAAAAACTGTTGCTTCCGTACCTGATTTTAGGGACGCAGTCCCTGGATAGTTATTGTCAAACTTGGGTGTGCCATCGAGTGCAGTATATTCACACCCTGCCATAACACCTAGGATTGCAACCGAACCACCGTCTGCCGCACTTACATCTACGAGGCCATTTGTTAGTGGAATTACCATATCACCTTGATAAATAGCTGATGATGACCCAGCAACTCCATTAATTTGTACCTTGTAAGGCGTCAATCCGTTGCTATTCGTTGCAGAACCTAGGAGATTATGGGGACGCAACCCAAAGGCGCTATCAGTATTAGCCATAATTTAAGCTCCAATTATTCGGCAGAATTATTTCCACCGAAAGTTACACGAGACTGCCTATCAGGTTTAGTAATAGGCATAGACGGATGTTGCTCCCTCATAAGATCATTATCTACAGCGGTCATTTGATCAGCAGTTTGCTGCTGGAAATGTGCATTGCGCTGTCGACGTGTTTCTTCAGGGAACCGTGCGAGTACCAGACCTCCCACACCAATTACGCCAGCATGTTTACCATCTTGGACTGTTGGTGCTTCAAAATCAGGAAACTCATCGGCGCGAACTAATTCAAAGCCTTCGCGAAGGCGAGCAGACAAGTTTTTCTTATCATCATAACCCATAACAGATTCACGGATCCAACGATGTACAAAACCATCCGGTGCAGGTGGTGCGTCTAAAGTAGACGGGGGTCGCCAAGGTTTAGCTCGGCTGTTAGTGTCCCGAGTTTGGGAACTGCGTGGGCTTCTATTACTCATTGTAATTCCTCACGATTCATTCATACGCAGTAATTGTTTTGCGTATTGCTCTTTTGTTATACCAAGTTTTTGTGCGATTGCAACTTGTGAAGGTGACAACTTTACAGATTTTTTATTACTTCGGGTTGTACCACGACTAGCAGACCCCACCGCAGGAGTATTACGAGACTTTGCTGCGCCATTAAATTTATGGGGAAATTCAGAACGTATACGCCTATCTACCTCTGCATAATATTCATCAGTATTTCCATCGTACCCTTCAACTTCAGTAAGCTGTTTATGTATACTAAATGCGGTTATAGTCATAGGTTCATCAGCACCAAACCAATCATTTTGTGCAGCCCATGCTTCTGCTTTTGCGTCAGGTTTTTTGGGAGCTGGTGCTTGTTGTGGTTGTTGAACTTGTTGTGGTTGTCCTTGCGGTATTTGCGCAACTTGCGCTTGTTGCGCTTTTACATATTTTAAACGCTCATTTTGACTAGCCACCTCTGCCAGCTGACGTTGTGCTTCTACTTGGCGTTCTATATCACCACGATCAATCGCATCCTTTAGTTGGTTGCGTAATAACTCATCTTGAACTTTAACTCTATTTTCAAACTCAGCCACAAAAGAAGCATCTAAACTATTACGTTGTTGCTGTGATTGTTGTAATTGTGTTTGTACAGACTGCGCGTAATCAAGAGCTGCTTTTTCACGCCGCTCTGCTTCTCGCATTTTAGCTGTTAATTTACTTATACGTTTTTTGACGCCTTCACTGTATTGTTCGAGTTCTTGTTCACTATCTTCGGGTTTTGCCGCTTTTTCTTCTGGTGGCTCTGGTTCAGCCGCTACTTCAGTAGTTTCTTCTTCTACCTCAACTTCTACAGCATCTTCGATTTCTTCGGTATTTGGTTTAGTGTTTTCATCTTGCATGGGATATCTCCATGTTACAGGTGCAGAATATCATCTGGACTATTTATTGTTGCTAAGATTTCATCATCATTTAGCAAGCGCACTTCGCCGCCTTCTATTTTGAAACGGCTCCCAGCGTACCGCCCAAAAATTACCCAATCGCCCTCTACACACCAAGGTTCATCGCCGCCAAATTTGTCATAATCTTGGTAAGCTAATGGCCCAACTTTCAACACATACCCACACACAGTACCCACTGCCTCACGTTCACGTGCTTCATCGGGTAATAAAATACCACCCTGAGTTTGTTTACGACCTTGATACGGCAATAATAAAATACGCCAGCCTGTAGGCTGAGGCATACGATCTATTGCATTTGTTGAAAGTTTAGTGGGGTCTAGTACGACGTCTTCTTGTTTAACGTATGCTTTTTCTAGTTCACCCTTAGATTTTTGTTTATTTGCAAGCCGATTCGGCACGAGCAGGGTTTTAGTCATCGGAATCTGATATCCTATTTAGCAGGGTTTTTAAATCCTGTTCAGTTTGTTCAAGTTCCCCAAGTTTTGCTCGGAGTTCCTTAAAAGCGGTGAAGTCTGCAACAGGCCCATAACAAATAGCCCCTATAACAAACTCCCTCCGTTCTTGAATGAGTTTAAGCAAATTATCATAAATGTAAAGGTCATTCATAAAATTAACTCAAAATGTGGGCCATCCATAAACGGCCTCCGATCCTGCGACCTACGTAAATCGATATAAGCATTCATGGCATTTTCCATAGTGCCATTCCAATTTCTTATATCCATAGGGTAAGACTCATATGGAGTAGCCCACGCAGCACCCCAGCATATACTCACACCTATATCTCTAGCCGCTTGCGCCATAGCATCTGCTATATCATCATACAAATTAAGTTCCCAACTAGCACGAGAACCCACGTAAGCCATAAGATCAACTGCCAAACCCTCAATATGTTTGCTTTTCATTGTTTGACTGGCACCTTTTTCAACCAAAGCGCGTTGTTCTTCAATAGTTCTCAAACCACAGATAACACCAAAATCTATTTTAGTGTTATGTATTGCAGATTTTACAACTGCTTGTAGGCGTTCATCTACACCTTCTAGCCGTGATAAACTGCGTGTAGAAAGTTTAAAACTCATTTTTTTGCCTTTTTCTTTTTCTTTACGTACTTACCTTTTTTAGCTG